TGGAGGCTGTTGCGACATTCGCTCTTCTCCCTACAGCATCCGGATTCTGCGGCTGGCCCGCCAGCTGAGGCGCTGGGTGACCTTTGCGTCGCCCTGGAAACTGCCATGCTCCGCAAACTGGAAGGCGACGCCAACGAACCGCCAGACCGTGATGGTGCCGTTTGGCTCAGTGATCGTCTCTGTGATTGAGGAGGCCGGCACGTTCTGCCCGGAGTAATAGAGCGTCTCCAGGAAATCGAAGGCGATGTCCATGTTCGCATCAGCGCGATCGATATCGACCGTTCCTTGCCAGCCGGAGGGAATGGTGCCGAAGCGATCCGTGCCGTCGAGACCCTTGCTTTCGATGCCGGTCTGGATTGGCTGCGCCTCCCACCCGGTCACGATCGAAAATCGAACCGGGCCCTGCGGCATGATGATGTCGACCGCGACGTCGCGACCAATCGTAAAGCCATTGATGGGCATGGCGCGTCAGCTCCGGTTGTAGGGATGAGAAAACGGCGCGATCAGCTCGCCGATGGCGCGACCGAGCGCTGGATCGTGACCGTCTGGCCGCCGATCACGCTGACGACCAGCACCTCGGCGATGCCCTGGTACTGCACCTGCACGGTCGCCTGCTCGATGCCGGTTGCGATCGCAGCCAGGCTGACGGAGGAGCTCCAGGCAGGCTGTGCGCCTGGATTGTCCGGATCGCCGATCAGCTTCGCCGTGTACTGCACGTTGGAGAAGAAATCATCGATCGTGGACTTCAGCCGCCGCGCCTGCCCCGGTGTGCCGAGGGTGCCGACATAGATGCCGAGGCCCTTTGCGAGCGTCGCCGCTAGGTAGTTCGTCATCCGCGTGTAGTTGTCGCCGTGGATCGCCGCATTCGACGACGTGTTGTGGCCGATCTGCGCGGCGAAGTATGATCCACCCGGCGAGGGGCTGGCGATCACGTCCATGCGCGCCAGCGCGAGCGTCTGCATGTCGGCATTGGTGTATTGCACTCCGGTTGCCGACTTCTGGGTGCCGACAACCCCCTGCAGCTGCTTGTTCAGCGTCGACTGGTTCGGGGCCAGATTGCCGAGCAGCCCGAGCATGAAGCCCTGCGGCGAGGTCAGGCGCGACGGCTGGCTGTTGATCGTATCGTTGATGTAGACCCAGTCGCCGAACATCACCTTCATGGCGTAGGAATCGATGCCCGCGGTCGTGAGCTCGGTTGTGGCGTTGGAGAGCGTATCGCCGAGCGGCGTCACGCCGATCATATAGGCGCCTTCGAACAGGCCGAATGCAACCTGGTTGGCAAACGTCGTGATGTCGTCGCAGTCGGCGAGGTCGACGACCGAGCAGCCGAGGCCGCGCAGGGCGTACATGCCCTTGCGCGGCAACGTGTCGCTGCCGATCAACGGCGCCGACGTTGCGATTGCTGCACCGTCCGTGCCGCCCGAAAGGGAAGTGGTCGCGAGCGCTGGCGCAGTCGTTGCCGTCCCGAGCGTTGCGACGAAGTTCGCCGATGGCCCGCGCTGGCCACCCTGCCCCAGGTTGATCGCGTTCACGATGTTCGGCCAGGAGGAGATCGTCGCCTGGTAGGAGCCGCCAGTGCCGCCGCCACCCGTCAGCGTCACTGCCGGGTTTGTCGTGGTGTAGAGGGTACCCGGGTTGACGACGACGGCCGGGCCGAGGCCCCAGACGAGGTTGATGGTCGCGCCGGTACCCACGCCCGTGGTCGAGACCTGCGCGACCGGGTTGGTCGGGACAGCCGTGCCAGCGCCGCTAATAGAACCAGCGTTACTGCCCGTGTTCGTGATCGGCTGCAAGGTTGCGACCGCGCTGCCGGACAACGTCGCAACCTGCACGACGACGCCATTGGGCAGCGTGATCTTGTCACCGACCGCATAGCCGTTGCCGCCAGCGCCGACCGTCGGGGTGCCCTGGACCGCAAGCGTGGCGTTGATCTGCGCGTTAATGCCGCCGCCATCGGAGGCCGCAACGCTCGCTGCCGGCACCGAGGTGAAGCCCGTTCCGGGCGTCGCCGTGACCGCGTGCACGCCCTTGGTGATGCTGTCGAACACTTCCGGCAAGACGCCAGGCGTGAACAGCGAGGCGCGGATCGAGTTGGCCGCCGCGCCGTTGGTCAGGATCATCTGCTGCTGATTGCCGAGCGAGCCGGTATACTTCGAGGTCAGCGTCATGCAGCCTGACTGCACGCTGGCCGTCGCGGCCGTGTCCGTGCCGTCGGTCACGCGCACCATCTGCGTGACCAGATTGCCACCCTGCTGATAGGCATTCCAGACGTGCGTTCCCGCGTCATACTTGCGCGGCACCATGTTGCCGAACTGGGCGGCATAGCTCGCATAGGAGCCGACCACGGTCGGCGCATTCACCGGTCCCCATGAGGCTGAGCCGACCAGGCCGCCGACGTTGGTCGGCACGCCATTAATGACAACCTGCGGCGGAACGACCTGGACGTAAACGCCAGGCACGTTCAGTGCAGCGATGTTCAAAGAGCCGGCTTGAACGATCGGCATCGGCAACCTCTGATGTGTTGGAGGAAGTCAGTTCAGCGGCTTGCGCCGGATCTGGAAAAACAGCCGGCCCTTGCACAGCGCCTTGTGCGAGTTTTCCGGCATGTCGAAATGCAGCGTGAAGCCTTCGACCTCAGTCACAGCGAAGATGTCGGGGGCGTGGCGCTCGATCAGGTCACCCAACCGATCGTGCGGGTAGATTGGCTTCTGCACGACCGCGGCGGCGATCAGCTGCCGCACGCGCTCTGAAAGCTGTGGCGGACAGTCCGGATGAACGCGGCTGTCCGGGCGCGAGCGCGGGAGCATTAGTCCGCCTTTGCCGCAAGCGTGTTGGGCGGAAGCGCCGTGTTCGCCTGCGGCGCGGCCTCGGATGCCGCCTCATGCTTTGGCGGCGCGATCACGCGCGTCACATGCACCGAATGCTCGCCGCCCTGGATACGTGCGATCTCCGCGTCATCCTCGATGCGGTCACCGCGCTTGTAGGGCCCGAAATCCTGCGTTGCGATCAGGTGGTGCATGGTTCCCTCATCAGACATTGACGCGAAGCGCGTCGAGGCCGGAGACGCTGACCGTGCCAACCTCGAAGGCGTTGGTCACGGTCGCTGCCGCATACTCCACGGAATAGAGCAGGTCGCGCCGGTAGATGTCGTTCTTCTCACCGTCGTCGATCTCGCGCGAGGAGTGATAGATCAGCCGCGCGGAGCCCTGATCCGGCATCGTGATGCGGTCGAGCTGACGCAGCGGGAGATCGATCGCGGGCGCCAGTTGATCGCGCAGTTGCGGCGTCGGACACCAGCAGACGATCCAGAAGACCTTCTCCTGGCGGCCTTGCTCGGTCCAGACCTGGCCCACGGCTGCGATCCTCGCTTGCAGGATCCCGGGCTTGCCCGCGACCGTGATCACGGCGCCGCTCGCAGCCGTTCCCGGAAACTGCGCGGCGATCAGCGCTGCAAGGCCTGCGGCGATGGTATTCAGCGTGTCGTTTGCCTGAACCTGATAGGAGAAAGCGAACCTTCCGCCGCACACCGCGATGACGTTCTGCGGCACCTGGACCGTTCCGCCGATCGTGATCGTGTTGCCGGCGACGAACGCGGTCAGCGTGTGGACCGGCGCGGCCACAACCTGGTCATCCCGCTCGTAACGCGTTGTGTTGCGCTCCATTCCGGGCGGGTCGAAGATCGAGACGATGCACTGGCCGGCGGCGAGCTGGCTCTGCAGCTCGTTCGGGATAGGCCAGCCACGCTCGATGCCGACGGTCACGCCTACGATCGAAGGCTGCGAAGTCCCGTTCGGATAGACGGTCGCGACGACGATCGATTTGAGGACGTTTGCAACGTCGGAGGCGTCGGCCATGGTCTACGGCTTCAAGAGGTCTGTCAGCAGCTGGTAGCCGAGCGGGGTCCACTCGGCTGCAGCGATCTGGTACCGCTTGCCGAGATCGTCGACCGCGATGTCGTTCTCCGCGATTTCTCCTTCGGTGACCGCACTCGCCGGTACGAAGATCACGAAGGAGGCGCGCCCATATGCATCCGCAGGAATGCTTGCGTCCGGCTCGCCGCCGCGGCTCTTGACCTGAATCGAGGCTGGCAAGCCCGTGGCGACGACCCCTTCGTTACTTCGCGTGACGCCGCTGTAGCCGCGATCACCGGCCGACGTGTTGACATTCGGCCGATGGATCGCGACCGTATGCGCATAGACCGGCTGCTGCGTTTCCCATGGCCGCGGCGCAACGACTTCCCAGGGCCGCATCAGGCAGCACCGCGGATCAGGGTGCCGAGCCCGACGCGATCGAACTCGCCGAACACCTTCTCTACCCACCTTGCCGCATGACCGCGGAGGGTGCGGCTGCCATCGCTCGCCACAAAGGACAGGAACGATGTCTTGGCCTGCTGGACTGCCTCGTTTGCGACCGTATTCAGGTGTGGCACGTCGATCGTGATATTGGCCAACGCGCGAAGCGAAGCCGCATACTGTGAGTCCTGATCCCAATCGAAAAAGTTCGTCTCGTTGATGTGGTTCTTGACGATGAAATGGGTCGCTGAAGTGCCGAGCATCGAGATCGCGTGCTTGATCTCGTCCATTGAGGAGATCGAGGGTCCGAGAACATGCAACAGTGCCAGACGCAGTGTGCCGGTCTTGACGTCTTCGAAGAGCCTTGCCTCATCGCACGCGTGAAGCATGGTGCCGAGCTGACCCGCGGCGATATCGACGAGCGTCACGCCCTCTAACGTGTCGAATATGCGCATCTGACCGGCAACATCGGTGATGTTGATGATCTCAGCCTCAGGATGGAACTGCACCAGATCGCCGCGCGGAAATTGGCCATCGAGCGTGCGCGGGCGCGGCAGGTCCTGCATGTCAGGCCTATCGAAGTAGCTTCGAAGCGCGCGGCAGACTTGGGTCTTGCCGACGCCCCCTTTGTCCGCTCCGACGATCACGACCAGCGGTGTCATCCGACTACCCTTCTTTACGGCTCGCCGCTCGATCGAACGACGGAGCCCGGGCGAGAGCCTCGACCAGTTCGCGGCTGACCGCAGCTCGTGCCGCCGCATCGCCCATGAAGCCTACCCGCCGCTTGTGCTGCCCGGGACGGACGAGAGATTGCCAGCCGGCGGGATGGGTAGCAGATTGTCTTCCATCCCGATCTGGAACTGCGGCGACACGCGGTCTGCGTTCTGCTCCTGCTGCAGCTTGTCGGCGATCGAGATGCCACCGGCATAAGGCAAGCCTGCACCCGCCATCGCGGCCTTGTCTTCGAATTCGCCAGCCTTGACGCCATACGCCTTCGCCATCTGCGAGAAGCTGGTCTTGGTGTTCCCGGTCGCCTGGTCGACCGAGCGCGAGAACTTCGCCTGCAGCGAGCGGCAGCACTCGGCGGCGGCGCCATAGACGGACGAGCGTTGTGTGAGGAGATAGTTGATCTCCTCATCCTGCATCTGCGGGTCGCTCGACAGTGTGTCGCCGATCAGAAGGCGCACCTGGTCCTTCTGACTGGTCGCGAGCGCGCCCATGTTATAGGTCCAGGTCATCGCAGTTACCTTAGGGCAGCGAGGTGATGCCGTTGCCGAACGCATCGATCCGCAGCGACGTGCCCGCGTAGGTTCCCGTCGTGGTATACTTCACGCGCCACATCGGGCCGAACAGACCGTCATTGACGTTGCCGGCCGCCAGCGTGCCGTCAGTCGGAGCCGCCTGCGCGAACGACTTCAGCGATGTCACGCTCGTCACCGAGCGAGCCGATGCGGTCGTGAATGCGAAGTGAGTGACGTCGCACCAGGTCAGGCCGCCGTCGAGCGAGGTCTGCACCCATGCATCAGCGGTCGTCCCGCCAGATCCGTAAGTGAAGTTCGCTTGTAGCGTCAGGCTTGCCGGAAGGGCGCTCTGACCGGGCTGGGCACGGAGCTGGAAGGATTGCGAGACGAGCGCCGTGACCGGCCCGGCGATCGGCACATTGAGCAGCGCTGCGGCGTGTGCTGGCGCAGCACCGATGAGGGTAACGATCGCGACGAGAGCGGCAGCGAGAAGACGGTTCACGGCGCTACGGTCCTTAGTTGGTCGCGAACACTTCGCCGAAGTTAAGCGCGATGTCGGCGACCGCCGTCACCGCGTTACCCGTGACGGCCAGTAGCCAAGGTGCCGATTCATTCAACGTCAGAGGATTGGGGGGAATTAGGGATCCGACTGCCGCACCGATTGTGGCTGCTTGATGGAGGGCGATCTGCGTATTCGATCCTCCCGCTCCGTACTTGAAGATCTGAGCGACGATCTGGAAGCCGGCGGCGCCGGCCGTATTATAAGCGCCGCTGTCGGCAATCAGCACGCCCCCGGTAACGGGAGAGCCGACAACGGCGGTTGTGCAACCCGCAAAAATTTTGATGCGCTTGGAATTCGTGTTGTTGGCAACAGCGCCCATCGCGGTGACTTGCAGGCCGCGTCCGACAATGTCGAAGATATTTGCCGGAATCAACCATGCAGCCAGGACGTTGTCGTTGTTGATCGAGCCGGGATTAATACCAGCGCTCACGATCGCGGCGATATTGCCCGAACCCGCCGCCTGTGCGGCGGACTTGCCGATCTGCTGCAGGAACGATGACGACGCGAGGCCCTTGCCCTTCATCCGATCGACGAAGCCGGAAAGCGGGCCGCTCAGAAATCCGGGCATGAGATGCTCCTGTTGAGGGGAAAGAAAGGGACGGCTCGGCGCTTACTGGCCCGGCTGCGTGGCGAGGTCTTCAGCCTCTTCTTTAGATAGCGGCTGCGCGTTGAGCTTGACTCCGTGGATCACGTCATACTGGCCGCGACCAAGATGCACGATATGCCGCTGGCCGACGCTCTCGACGGGCCCGCGGGGATAGAGCTCGATGAAGCCCGCCTCCGAAAGCGCACGGCGGTTCGCAGGCGCGATTGCGAGCACATCCGCCGCGGTCAGCATTTTGCCCGCAGGGAGCCACTCTTCGCCGCGTCGAAAACCGCGCCGCACCCGGCCGCCGCCGATATCGGGTTCGCTGATCTGCATGTCCGTTATCCTGACCGATCGAGGGGCCTGCGCAAATTTGCGCAGGCGAACAGTTCGCGTCCTATTGGACGATGCTGGAGAAGTGGTAGCCCAGGTCGTTGCCGATCACCTGCATGTCGAAGGCCATCTCGCCTTCGGTGCGCACGGTCTCGAGGCCAAGCCATGGCATCGGGATCTGTGCAACCCGGACGCCCATGGTGTTGAGCCCGGTCAGGCCCGACCAGGGGAAGATGTACCCGGCGCTCGGGATCATCAGCCCAGGCTCGGGCGCCGCGTGGCAGAGCAGCGCGTCCTTCGAGGCCACGAAGGAATAGGTTCCCGGCGTTGGCGTCGCGCCGGCCTGCTCCGTCGAGGTGTTGTAGACCGCCTTCGAAACGACGGACCGGTCAACGTCGAAGGCAGCAGCGAGCAGCTCCGGCGTGATCTTGTTGGCATCGGCGCGCGTCGTGTACTTGATCCGGTCGATGACCAGCGGATGCTTGCGCAGGCCCTGATAGACTGGGTACGAGAACAAAAGCGTGTTCGCCTCGAAACCCGTATTCTGCAGGATCGTGGTCTGCCCGGTCGCGATGTCGGTAAACGGATCACCATTGGCGTCATCGTTCCAGAACGGAGGCGCGGGCGACCCCGGCGTTCCGCCGGCTGTGCCGACAACGTCTGTCGCCCATACGCCGTTGATTAGATACCTGCCGACGAAGAAGCGGTCGCGGCGGATCAGCAGCTTCTGCATCACGAACTTGGTGCAGGCGATGTCCATGTTGACGGCGGGGTCGGCGTTGCGCCGGGTCTGGCCGCCGAGGTCCTTGTGGTAGGCCCAGACGTCGGCCGAATAGCTGTTGTTGGAGTTCAGGTTGAAGCCGCCGCCTGCGGACTCCGTCGCGTCGGCGCGCTGCTGCGCCTCGTCGCGATAGAAATCGTCCTTGGAGAACGCGAAATACTTGTCGCTCTGGAACTCGACCGGAACAATCGGAAACACGCGGTCGGCGACGTAATTGCGTTCGCTCTGGATGTAGGCGGTCGCGATCTGCGTCAGCGCCGCCTGGACATGCACTTGCTGGACTGTTGGCTGGGGAATGGGAGCCTCCTGTTAAATTTGCCTTGTCCGAAGGCGGCGCCTTGCCGAAGGGCGTGACGGCAAGCGAAGGCGCTTAGGTCAGCGCCTTGACATTCGGGACATAGATCAGGCCGGTGATCACGGCGTTGGCGCCGGCGGCGGCCTCCAGCGCGAGACCCACTTTGGCGTTGCCTGCGCCCGCCACCCAGGGAATGAAACGGCCGTTGGCATCGACCATGAGCTCGGCACCAGCCGCAACGGGCGCGCCC